CCAAAGAGGTAATGAACACAATGCTTACGAATATCGTAACGATTGTAAAAGAAACGCCTGCTAAAATCTGGAATAGCATAGTAGGAGCAGTTACCAGAGTGGCTACGTGGGGCGCAAATATGCTTACGAAAGCCAAAGAAGTAATGAATACAATGGTAACGGGCATTGTTACTATCGTAAAAGAAGTACCACAGAAAATCTGGAACAGCATAGTAGGAGCAGTTACCAGAGTGGCTACGTGGGGTACGAATATGCTTACGAAAGCCAAAGAGGTAATGAATACAATGGTAACAGGCATTGTTACTATCGTAAAAGAAATACCGCAAAAGATTTATAACAATATTTCTGGTGCAATTTCCAAAGTGGCTACATGGGGTACAGAGGTAAAAAACAAAGCCGTAGAGGGCATGAACAATGTAATTACTGGAATTAAGGACGTATTTAAGGATATTGGCAGTACGTTTGCTGGGTTCGGTAAAAACATGGTAGAGGGCATCTGGAACGGCATAAGCGGTGCGACACAGTGGATAAAGGACAAAATAAGCGGCTGGGTAGGAAATGTTACCGACTTCCTTAAGGATTTATTTGGAATTGCCAGCCCGTCTAAGCTGATGCGTGACGAAATCGGCGTATATCTGGCGCAAGGTATCGGGGTTGGCTTTTCTGATGAAATCGGCGGCGTAAAGAAAATGATTGAGGACAGCGTACCGCAGGAGTTCGACGTAGGCGCAAAAGTAAATGTAAATAAAGACATTGATTTTAACGACGACGGAACGCCAAAGAAACCAAAGCCAAAAAGCGGCGGTGCGGCAGGCGGCGTAACGGTTATTCAGAACATTTACGCAAATACCACAGATTATGCGAAACAGCAGAAAGAGGCAGCCCGCCAGTTTAGAATGATTGCAAGGACGGTGTAGCGCATGGAAAACGAAAAACTGACTTTTATAAATTCAAGAGGGGAAAGCGTAGAACTGGGAACAGACAGCGTTTACCACTGCAATATAAGCAAGGACGTAGAGGGAATTTCTGGCGTTACGAGCGTAATTTACAGCACAAACAGCATGGGGCAGCACGGCGACACATACGTAGGGCAGCGCATAGAGGCGAGGGACATAGACATAGTGGGACATATCAATACACGGGACAAGGCGCAGGCATTGGAACTGCGCCGCCGTATGCTTAAGATATTTAACCCAGAGCTTAGCGCTACGCTGGTTTACGAGTACGGCAGCTTTAAACGTGTGATTGATTGCAGGGCGTATGGAGAGCCTAAGATACTAAAGAAAGAGGTGCTTTATGAGTTTGATTTACAAATAGAGTGCCTTAACCCGTTCTGGCGGGAAGAGGAAGAAACAAAAGAGGATATAGCAAGCTGGGTAGCTGCGTGGCATTTCCCTTGCGTTATCGAAAAGGACAATGCAAAGAGCATGATATACGGATACAGAGCAGAAAGCGTAATAGTGGACTGCTACAACGAGGGCGACGTATCAACAGGAATGAGGATAAGGTTTACAGCGCTGGGGACAGTTTCAAACCCGATACTGCTTAATGTGGATACCGAGGAATTTATACAGATTAACGCCACCATGAAAACGGGCGACGTAATAGAAATCAACACGAAGTATGGCAGCAAGGGCGCTAAGCTGATAAGGGACGGCGTAGAAAGTGACTATTTCCGCTATATCGACGTAGACAGTACATTTATGCAGCTTGCCATAGGAGATAACAATTTTAGATATGATGCAGCCAGCGGCGTAAATTCTCTGGAAGTATCCATATTCTACAGCAAGGAATTTTTAGGAGTGTGACGGCATGGAGCTTAGAGTATTTGATAAGACAGTGCAGCCGCTGGGGACTATTGACGAGCTGGCAAGTCTATTATGGCATACAAAGTATTTTGATGTGGGAACTTTCAGCCTGCTTGCACCGATTACAGACAACAACAGCCGCCTACTGGTTGAGGGCAACATATTAACCAAACACGACGGAAGAAAAGAGGTAAAAACAGCAGACGGCGGCACATGGCGCAGGGCTGCGCAAATTACCTACATACACATTACGAAAGACGAGAACGGGTTAGAGCAGTTAGAGGCACAGGGCTATATGCTTAGCTGGTGGCTTAATAAGCGCTGCATTTATCCACAGATTATAGCAACGGGGACAAACCAGTACCTTATGAACCTTATGGTAAAAAACAACTGCGGCAGCGGGGCAAGCGCAAAGCGGCGTTTTCCGTTGTTCGTGTTTCTGGCACAGGAAACAATAGACGGCGTGGCGGTTGAGTATGCAAACGAGGTATACGCACAACTGGGGCAGGAAGTAAAGGCAAGGGCGCAGGCTGGTAAGTTGGGTTACGATATTCTGATTAACGAAAGAGAGCGAAAGTTTGGCTTTTATCTGTATAAGGGCAACGACCTTACAGCCACAAATACCGAGGGTAACACGCCCTGCATATTTTCAAGAGATTTTGATAATGTCAACGAGCAGGAATACACAGCCAGTATAGAAAACTGTGGTAACTTTATCTATGTGCAGGGAGCAGCTGACGACGACGGCAACCAGCCAGTAACAACAGTAGACGGCGAGGGAGCAACAGGGCTGGACTTAGTAGAGGTATTCTGCGACGCTACGGACATTGCAAGGAAGTACGAACAGGGGGAAACAGAGGTAACAATACCGCTGAATACCTATATTGCAATGCTGAAAACGAGGGGCGGCGCAGAGCTGGAAAACTACGGAAAGAACATAAATTTTGTAAGTACCATAAATACAAATTCAAACTTGAAATTTAAGGCTGATTTTGATTTAGGCGACCGTATTACTTGCAAAGAAACCAAGTGGGGCATACAGATAGATGCACGCATTACAGAAGTAACAGAAACATACCAGAAAGGCGAGGAAAGCATAGAGGCGACTTTTGGCGACAGCCTGCCGACGCTGGTAGACCAGATTAGGAAAGTGAGGTAGCAGAAATGGCAAACAGTTTACCGTTTAATGCCGTGGCAGTAGACGGGGAGTACGACAGGGTATATAAAGCCGAGGATTGGGCGTGGTACTTTGCTACTTTCATTGCAAACGGCATTTTTCCAAAGCCGAGCGACGGGCTGCAAGTGGTGGCTTACAGCGGCATGGAAATAAGAGTAAATGCAGGCTATGCCTTTATAAACGGCTATGCCTTTAGAAATCCTGCAACGCTTAGCGTAACACTGGATACGGCAGAGGGAGCGCTTAACAGGGTGGACAGGGTAGTAGTTCGCTGGGATTTGCCGCAAAGAGATATGTATATTGCGGTATTGAAAGGCACACCGTCTGCAAAGCCGACGGCGACGGCAGTAACACGTACTACGGAAATATGGGAGCTGGCGCTTGCGGATATTTACGTAGGAAAGGGCATAACGAGAATACAGACGCAGAACATCACAGACCAGCGATTTAATAGCGCAGTCTGCGGCATTGTAACTGGAACAGTAGAAGAAATAGACGCAAGCGTGCTGACAAAGCAGTTTACGGACTTTTTCAATACGTACAGCGCAGCAGTTCTGGACGAGTTCAGCGTTTACAAGCAGAGCATGGAAAAGTACCTTGCAGACATTGCGGGAGTGTACGACAGCTACGTAAGCAAAACAGAGGGCTTATTTGCACAGTATGAGAGCCAGTTTAACGAAAGATACAGCAGTTTTGAAAATACACTTGATAACTGGGACAAAGAGCTTTTAAGTGCCTATACAGATTTTATGGCAAAAATAAAGCTATTCCAGTCAGACGCTGAAACCGAGTTTAATACATGGTTTGAGAGCATCAAGGGAAAACTGGGAGAGGATATAGCAGGCAGCCTGCAACTGCAAATTGAAGAACTGGCAGCAGCAATGCAGGAAGTGAAAGAGCAGGCGGCAGCAGGAACAAAAGAAACAAAAGAGGCAATAGCAGCGATGGACGAGCGGCTTAAGAGAGTAGAAAGCGGCTGGGGCATTGACTATAAGCATGACGCTGTACTGGGATTGTGCTACATGGGCGCAGCGTATATGAGCCAGCATTACGAAAGAACAGAAGAAACGGCAGTATTAGGGCTTACCTACGTGGGTAATTCCTATCTTGCAAATACATTTTAGAAAGGCGGCAGACTATGAAAGGGTTTCCCAAAGTATTAAAGACAAAAGAGGATTATTACAACTGCCTTGCTATGGTAGCAAGCGGAGAACTGGCGGCGGCAGATTTACTGGCAAAAATTGAGAGCGCCGAAAACCAGCGCTACATTGAGTGCGGTGTAGCGACTGTAGAGGAAGAGAAAAAGGCAGCTACAGTATATTACTGTGACGAGGCAGCCGTAGGCATGAAGTTTGTAGCAGGCGACGTATCGGGAACGGTGCAGGGAGTAACACACATTCAGACCGAAGAGGCAAAGGCAGCAGGAGAGACAGGAAACGACAGAACAGCCCTTACACTTTCCAAAGCGGTAAAAGCAGGCTGCACGGTAATTGCGCTGGAACGTACAGACACCGTGGCAGGAATGACAACAGAGGACATTGCAGCACTGAAAGGAGTATTAAAACAGTATGAGTAGATTATTGGTTGACGACGTTACAAAGACCGACGCAAGGGCGCTTTTGAACGTAAATAAAATGGCTACAATCAGCGATATTGTAGCACCGAGTAACGAGTACATTTACGCCAGTGGAGCAAATGAGCTGACGGTAGTAGAGGGCTGCGTAATTGCAGTAGGCGGCGCTGGAATTTTCAAGACGGCAAACACAATTTTAACAGCCGCAAATTTGGACGCA